ATGTACAGTCCGGTACAAATAGCCAATAAATTCATAACGTTGGGAAACCAACATCATAATCCTCTGACCCACATGCAACTGCAGAAGCTTACTTATATTGCCCATGGTTACTATTTAGCATTAACAGGTAAGCCTTTGCTCAATGAATGTGTCTCCGCGTGGAAGTACGGTCCAGTTATTCCTGGAATGTACGATGCTTTCAAAGACTATGGGAATAAACCTGTTACGAATGTAGCAGTAGCTCCTTTTGGTGGCATCGTTACTATGGATCCGCAAGCAGAGAGCATTATCGGGGCTGTTTATAAGTTTTACGGCTCGAAAAATGGAATTGAGTTATCAACTCTAACTCATATGCCAGGTACGCCTTGGTCACAAGCTTATAATGGTATTGGCTCGTCGATCATCTCAAATGATGCGATCAAGGCTTATTATCATGATTTATTGAATAACCGACAGCAATGTCAGGGCCTCTGAAAAAGTAATATTCAGGGATGACATGTCTCATAATTCAGATATCTATAAACTGATCGGAGCGGCCGCAGGTGTTGAAAATGGTCGCTCTGAAGCATCCTTAAACTCTACTGACAGTCAAGAGCAGGCTTTTGAATCCGCATTTGAGCCGTCTAATCATGAACGCGATGATGATTCTTCTTCAGAAAATAAGGCTATTCTGGAGGAAGAAGAGTTTGGTTCTAATACTGGTGCATTGCATGAGTTTATGCAGCAGAACAGAATGGACAGTCTTCAAGCTCAGCTTGATATGCTCAAATCACAAGTACGGGATAAGATAGCTGACGCAACTGGTAAAGAAATAGACAATGAGCTCCGGACAAAAATGGCATCATTCACGGTTTGGTTTATGTCGTGTTGGTGCTTATTCGTTGTCGCAATGTTTACATCGTTTCTTATTGCACATGAAGGAAAGGCTCCAGTTGAAGCGATCGTTGCATTACTAGGTACAAGTACAATTAGTATTGTTGGTTTGGTTGGTTTCGTTGTTAGTGGATTGTTCAAATCAAGAAAAGATAGTGATAAAGAAAAATAACCCGTACATATACGGGTTATCCATAGTTTTAGTTTAGTTATATTTTTTTTCCGTTCTGACTTTTTCCCACTCAGCTCGCCCTTCTTCCCGTCTTTTGTCAATATATTCCGCAAGATCCTGAATGTTGATGCAGCGTTTTGCTTTTTGTGATGTACCGATGCGATATGTAGGTACAGGCAACTTACAAGCGTTTGCTTTTGCTTCTGCTGTGGCTGGACTCATACCAAAGTATTTTTGACTAACTGCTGAGAGTTCAATGTTTGGGGTATTGAATTCAGCCATCAGTAAAAACAAGGTATTCATATCATTTCTCCATCATAACCGGCTGCACCCGGTGAGTTACTTATTCATTTCAATAATATTATTTTCTATCATTGATTTATTTAAAACCAAAGAAGGAGCAAGATGGTTGTCTATTTTAAACAATGCATAACTTTTAAACTGTTGGTGATATCCGTAACTAATAAGGATGCTAGAAAAATCTCTTAATTCATCTTCTTTTAAAAAATTAAAATGAAATGGGTTGTCACCATTTATGAACAATGAAACATCTATTATGCAGTATTTCTCTCTGTTGTCATTTGCATAGAAAAAAATATAAGACATTCTGTTTGTTAAGACAATGCCATTAAATTTTCTTATGTCTGTAGCTATTTTGTTTTCCATGTTTGGTGCCACATATTTATTTTCAGAAATACATTTAATTTCATCTCCAGATGTCGTGATTATATAAAAATGAAACTTATCATAAATATCTAACTTAACTACGCCATCATTATTATAAAGGCTGCTAAATTTTGGTGGTTCAACTTTTAAAGAATCATAGTTCTTTAAAAGAAGAGGGGAGTCAAATTTAATAACTTGTAGTATCCCTTTACCTTCAACCTCCATATTGATTGAAGATATAGCAATTGCATTATCTCTTTTATTATTCAGGATTATGGTTGATATATGCATGTCATATATTCTACTTGCATTTGCTGAATACGACACTGTCACCTTTTTTGATATTTTTTGCACGCCAAAATATATAGTGAAGGCAGCGGCAAGAATAGATAAGAATTTAATGTCAAATAAGGACCATAGCCACATTAGTTGCTCAATTGCTTCAGAGTTAATCATTTGCTTTACCATTATCGCTGTAATACAACACATGTGTATATATACGCAATGCAATTATTTTGCAAGTGCTTCATTTACTATCAATAGCTTCGTCACGTTATTGTTTAATGGTTCTTTATAGGGGCGGCAATAGTTAAAATTATCGCTTCCGTAAACGCCCCCGCAGGGGCATTTGCAGTAATGAAATCAGGCGGTGAAAGTACCAATAAAGGTTTCTACTTTGCTGTCTTTGAATTTCTCAACAAGCAGATCACGAAATTCGTTAGCCATTTCTTCCTGTACCGCTTCCAGCTGAATAATGCGCAGAACCAGTACAGGACGATCGCCAGTGATAATGCTGAGGCGTAATTTAAACGGACGTTCTTTCAGACCTTCAAACGGAACGCATTTAAATTCAAATGCCACTGGCATAATGTCTTTGGTCTTCGCTTCGACAGACTCCATCAGGGAGCGTTTGCCGCTGAAGTCATTATCTTCAAAATCAGCGGTCTGGTTCGCTTCAATTGTGATTTTACGGATCGCCGCAGCCGCTTTGGTTGCCTGAATGGCGTCACCATTAGCATCAAAGCCCACAAGGTAGTCGGCCCAGTCTTCAATCCATTCTGCCAGTGACTTCTGGGAGTTACGCTCGCCGTTAACAGACAACAGAGCAGAGAACGGTGCTGTCTTTTTCAGTTTGAGAGTGGCGGTGTTATCTGCGTGACCTGGTTCATCAATAGTACCCAGGTTAAGCACACTGACGGCACGCATATTATCGGCATCGATAAAGCAGCGGGTGCCTTCATCTGCAAGAACTTTAGAATAACGGGTAAAGTCATCGATGCTGGCAGTGGAAAGCGCACCACGGAAACGGAAGCGATTTAAATTAAATTTTTCCAGATCATGAATGCGGAAATTCTCAGGCAATGCCACAGCATCGGCACCAATCTTACTGATAATTTCATTAACACCCTGAGCAGAAATAAGGGCATGGATTTGATTAATTGCGGTTGCGTCTAAGTTCTGAGACATAATAAGTCCTCACTATATAAAAATATTCAGTGATGAGATAAATAATCAGTTTATTAAGAACGATATTAACGACCTGCTGCGCGGAGTTTTCCGTCAGGTTCACCGGCAAGAGTCAGTAATTGTCCCTGGTCCTCCTGCAGAATAGTCAGGCGACCACCGCGATTGACATACATCGGCGTTTCGGTGGTGTCTTCTTCGGAAATTTTCCCGCGGTTAGTCGGGCGAACATATGAGAGTTTGTGTTTGATTTTCACACGGTTCTCATCAAATGGTTCGATTTCCAGGTTGAGTGAGACCTTACCTTTGGTTTTCGTGTTCATCACACCGGAAGCGACTTCACTGAGAACTGCGCCGATTTTGGTTTCAAATACGCCGCCGTCCAGCTCCCCGATAAATGCCTGCACATCAGTACTGCGTTCGCTAGCCATTTTGCTGCTCCTCATCATATCGACCCTGCAAGGTCGGTTGGTTTCTCCACAAAACAGAGAAGAACACCTGCGGTGGCAGCCGCCCGGATGGATTGGGTTATGAGCCCGTCGTCCGGTGATGCTCTTCTCTGTTTTGTAAAAAGAGCGGTACCAGCCGGAAGCAAGTGTACAAACTGGTACCGCCAAAGCAGTGGCTGTTGTGGTGGGGTTGTCACTCAGGCGTATGGTCAACCTGACAATCCGGTGTCCTCAACGGGGAAAGAGTAACCCCGCCATACTTACCGCCGCGCCATTTCGCGGATTACCACAACGCTGAGAGCACTTAGCCAGTTACGGCACCACACTTTGTCGCGGTTCCATAAATGCCCTCATCGTTGCACCCTGGTCTCTTCCCAGGCGTCAAACCGGATCGCCACGCTGGTTAGGCGTCTTATCAGCATCATCATTGACTTGCACATTCCGGCTACCTGGTTTGTTTGCCCGAGCAAGGAGTGGATTGTCCCCTTTAACGTCCCCAGACCGCTAACGACGCATGTGCCATACGCCGTGTTACAACCAAATTTAGTTTAATCTTGCCTGTGTTATGTATCCTATAGATACATTATGTATCTTAAGGGTACATTGTCAAGTATAAAAAAACCTGCCGAAGCAGGTTATAAATATTGATTAGGCCTTTATTTTGTATCTTCTTGGTTTTCCTGAGAAAATCACTGTACCAATTATAGAGCAATTACCGTTGATCTTAATGTAAGGTTCAGGCCAGTTTGGGTTTAATGCTTTGAGGTAACGCTGTGTTCCATCTTCTATCAACCGCTTGAAGGTGGTTTCGCCTGTATCGTGCATCAATGCAATAACGTCGTCACCGTGGCAGGCAGGGACTTCAGGATCAACAAAAATCATGTCTCCCGGGCGGTACTCATCAATCATTGAATCACCAATCACCCGCAAGATATAAGTCATTTCGCCACAGGGTACAGGGCAGGGATAAGTTTCTGCTGTGCTCAAATCAACCTCAGAATAGCCAACTTCTTTCCATGCTCCGGCCTGTACCCATGATATGACAGGGACTAACGTTATTTGTTTGTTAGTGATTGAAACGTCAGGTTTTTTTGTGATGTTCGTTGTCTGGTGTTCTTGATCAAGCCATCCGACAGGCAGGTCGAAACATTTTTCGATGTGCCGTGCCATGCTGTCACCGATATTTTTAGTTGCACCATCTCCCATAAACCTGCTGGTCTGGGTTGGCTCGCGATCAATCATGGTGGCAAAGGAAGAATTCCCGCCAACACCATCTCTCAGTTTTCTGGCGTTAGACCGCCGGATGTCATGGACTGTTTTCATAAAGAAATTAAAACCTTTGTACCGATAAGGTACAAGTATCTTGAAGGTTCATCTCAATCATGTAATATGTATACCGGAGGTACATATTGTATGAAAGCGTATTGGGACTCTTTAACCAAAGAACAGCAGGGTGAGTTGGCCGGAAAAGTTGGCTCAACACCAGGCTACTTACGGCTGGTTTTCAATGGTTATAAAAAAGCCAGTTTTGTGCTGGCTAAAAAACTTGAGCAATGCACGTCAGGTGCAATTACGAAATCTGACTTAAGACCGGATATCTATCCGAAAGATTAACAGAACACCTTCAATTTTTAACCACAGAACGATGAGGCTAACCGTGGGTAAGCATCACTGGAAAGTAGAAAAACAGCCTGAGTGGTACGTGAAAGCTGTCAGAAAAACTATCGCGGCGTTGCCGGGGGGTTACGCTGAAGCTGCTGAGTGGCTGGATGTAACAGAGAACGCTTTATTCAACCGCCTTCGTGCAGATGGCGATCAGATTTTCCCGCTGGGATGGGCAATGATTTTACAGCGCGCGGCTGGCACTCACTACATTGCGGATGCTGTCGCACAGTCTGCTGGTGGGGTGTTTGTATCGCTTCCTGAAATTGAGGAAGTAGAGAACGCCGATATAAACCAGCGCCTGCTGGAAGTCATCGAACAGATCGGGAGTTACTCAAAGCAGATTCGTTCGGCAATCGAAGATGGGGTAGTGGAGCCACACGAGCAGACAGCAATTAATGATGAGTTGTATCTGTCAATTTCGAAGCTCCAGGAGCATGCAGCACTGGTCTACAAAATCTTTTGCGCTCCAGAAAAGAGTGACGCCCGCGAGTGTGCAGCTCCGGGCGTCGTGGCGTTTTGTGTCTGTGGAGAAACTAACGCATGAACAGTTTAACGGCAAATAACCGTTTGTCGCAACAGCTGGTGGTCAGTGTCGCTGAACACCTGTTGTTACGGCATGAATGCAGATTACCAAATCACCTGGCTGTAAGTAACCACAGAGAACTTTACCTGACTGTGGGGGGCGAGTTGTGCAGGAACTTAACCGCTGGTTTCGTGACGGAAGAGGGCTTTATGTCCATGTTATTCGTTGGGAGCCAGAAACACAGCGCGTTATCTATCTTCGCAAAGACTACCCGCATGAGTGCTTTAGTCCTTTGTGGAAATTCAGGCGTGATTTTGTTGAGTGTGAAGGACCACCAGCACATTGATTCTGCCATTCCGGGACGTTACACTGTTCAGGCACCTTATAAAGCGGGTGCCGGGATTGGCGTCCTGGAAATGTTATCGGCGATATATGACGCGCCAGCGTCTTTTTTATCGTCTGCGTCTGTGCACACCCAAATTATGGTGGGCTGGACGGGGGCACCGAAAGGTGCGCCGGTTTCCGATAACGCCGGTTACGCCAACCCCGTTCAGTTCACCACCAGCGAAATTGGCGTTTCCGGTGGTGAAGGTAATTCACTGTTATCGGAGGCTGCCATCATGGCTACTGTCCCAGCCCTCACTCGTCTGAATGATGAAGACTTACATAAACTCAGTTATGTAACAACTGCACTACGTGCTCTGCGCAAGGTAACTCTTTCGGATCCGCAGGCGCATCAAGTTCTGGTAGAAACCCTTCTTAACTTGCAGGCTGAACGTATTCGTCTGGCGGATAAGGCTAATTTTCATATTCACCGTCTCCTGAATATCAGCGGAGGGCATCGTCATGCTTAATCCGTTGATCCTCAATATTTGCCGTTTGCTTCAGCGTAAAAAAACATCAATTCCTACAGTTGGGCAGTGGTACACCACACCTGCAGGGCATGTTCTACGTGTTAGCCTGGTTGACCGTGAATGCCAGAAGGTGATTTGTGAACCGCTGGGCCGTAATTACCGCGTCAGTATGCCGCTTATAGCCTTTCGCTCCGGAAAAAACATGAAGCATCTCGGAGGTGCAGCATGAGTATGGAGCTGATGGTTAAAGCGATGAAAATTCGAGTGGGTAATCCATTGCGAAAACTGGTTCTGATCAAGCTGGCTGATAATGCCAGCGATCAGGGTGAGTGCTGGCCCAGCTACCAGCATATTGCTGACCAGTGCGAGATTAGCAAACGTTCTGTGATGAATCATATTGCGGCCCTTTGTGAGTCCGGGCTGGTAAAAAAAGTCACCCGGAAAGGTGAAAAAGGTAACTCAAGTAATATCTATCTCCTTCATCTGGATGGTGCAGGAGATTCACTAGGGGGTAGTGCAAATAATTCACTATCTGGTGCAGCAAATTCACCAGGTAGTGCAGGAGTTGCACCAGGGGGTAGTGCAGGAGATTCACCCAGAACCAGTCACTCTTTTGAACCAGTCAAAGAACCAGTCAATGAACCAATAGCTGTTGGTGCATCAGTTGATGAGTCCGTGCGAGTTCGTTCAAACCGACCGGAATACTCTCCGGAGTTTGAGCAGGCATGGCTGGTATATCCCAAACGTGCTGGTGGCAATTCAAAATCTGCAGCCTTCAAAGCCTGGAAAGCCCGTTTGAATGAGGGGGTAAACCCCGAAACCATGCTGGAAGGTGTGAAACGCTACGCGGGCTGGGTATCTGCGATGGGTAACAGCGGCACACAATTTGTGAAACAGGCTGTCACGTTCTTTGGTCCGGATCGTCATTTCGAAGAATCCTGGGAAGTTCCTGCGGTATCTGCAGCCAGACGCGAGGACCCGTACTTCAAAGCCAGTTACGACAACGTGGACTACAGCCAGATCCCGGCAGGATTCAGGGGGTGATCATGAGTCTTTTGAATGAAGTTCAGAAATACATTGAAGCCCATCCGGGGTGTACTTCCGGAGACATTGCGGATGCTTTTGCAGGTTACTCACGGCAGCGCGTTCTGCAGTCAGCAAGCAAGTTACGTCAGAGTGGTCGTGTGGCTCACCGTTGTGAAGGGGATACACGCAGACATTTCCCGCGCCTGACTGAGAGAGCGCAGGAGGCGGAACCGCAACCAGTTCGTGAAACCAGACCTGTGCGCAATTTCTATGTCGGCACTAACGATCCCCGGGTGATTTTGTGCCTGACCCGCCAGGCGGAAGAACTGGAGTCGAGGGGCTTATACCGTCGTGCTGCAACGGTGTGGATGGCGGCATTCCGTGAAAGCCACTCCCAGCCAGAGCGAAACAATTTTCTTGCGCGTCGTGAGCGGTGTTTACGGAAAAGCAGCAAGCGCGCTGTACCGGGTGATGAGTGGTATCTGTCAGGGAATTACGTGGGGGCTTAATGAGTAATAAATATTGCCAGGCGCTGGTGGAACTGCGGAACAAACCAGCCCATGAACTGAAGGAAGTGGGCGATCAGTGGCGCACGCCGGACAACATTTTCTGGGGAATTAACACCCTGTTTGGCCCGTTTGTTCTGGATCTGTTCACTGACGGTGATAACGCCAAATGTGCTGCGTATTACACGGCGGAAGACAACGCGCTGGCGCATGACTGGTCAGAACGTCTTGCGGAGCTTAAAGGGGCTGCCTTTGGTAATCCCCCATACAGCCGCGCCAGTCAGCATGAGGGGCAATACATCACCGGCATGCGTTACATCATGAAACATGCCAGTGCCATGCGTGATAAGGGTGGGCGCTATGTTTTCCTGATCAAAGCTGCCACCAGCGAAGTGTGGTGGCCGGAAGATGCGGACCATATTGCTTTTATTCGCGGGCGTATTGGTTTTGAACTGCCTGCCTGGTTTATCCCGAAGGATGAGAAGCAGGTGCCGACAGGCGCTTTCTTCGCTGGTGCTATTGCTGTTTTCGATAAGACCTGGAAGGGACCGGCAATCAGCTACATCGGGCGCGATGAACTTGAGGCATGTGGTGAGGCGTTTCTGGCGCAGGTTCGCCAGCAGGCGGAAAAACTGGTTAGGGAGATGGCGGCATGACGACGTTAACTCAATGCCAGCAGCAGGTGCTGGATATTCTGATTTCTTACCAGCAAGAGCGTGGCTTTCTGCCAACCAATCAGGAGGTGGCAACCATGCTGGGATACCGTTCAGTGAATGCAGCCGTGGAGCATCTTCGCGCACTGGAGAAAAAAGGCGTCATCACGATAAAGCGTGGCGTGGCCCGGGGGATCACGCTTCATACCGCAGTGAAGGACGACGACAGCGAGGCGGTCGGTATCATCCGCGCACTGCTTGCCGGTGAGGAGAACGCCAGGTTGCGTGCAGCCCACTGGTTACATGAGAGGGGCCTGAAAGTATGAAGTTGATCCTTCCTTTCCCGCCCAGTGTGAACACGTACTGGCGACACCCCAACAAAGGGGCATTTGCTGGTAAGAGCCTGATAAGCGAGGCGGGGCGAAAATTTCAGAGCGCGGCGTGCGCAGCAATAGTTGAGCAGTTACGTCGTCTGCCGAAACCAACGTCGGCACCTGCTTCAGTGGAGATCGTGTTGTTTCCTCCGGATACTGGAAATTTCAGAACATCGACGCTTCTTCGCAAAATCAACCGGGACGATATCAAAGGTGCGTGTGATCAGCTACGTCGCTGGACATACGCTGGCGGTAAGCAATGGAAAGGACTGATGACTCGTCGGGAGATTGAGCGTGAAGTCTGTTTGTGGGGGCAGAAATGAGCAGATTAACCGCGATTATCTCCGCTCTGGTTATCTGCATCATCGTCTGTCTGTCATGGGCTGTTAATCATTACCGGGATAACGCCATGACTTACAAAGAGCAGCGCGACAAAAACACCAGAGAACTGAAACTGGCGAACGCCACCATCAAAGACATGCAGATCCGCCAGCGTGATGTAGCGGCTCTGGATGCCAAATACACGAAGGACTTAGCTGATGCTAAAAAGCAGCTTGATGATTTGCAGCGTTGTGTTCGCACTGGCAAGTGTGGGCTGCACTTCAACGCCAGATGTCCCGCGAATGGAGCGACCAGCACCGGCAGCTTGGGCGATGTTACCAGCCCCCGACTTAATGACTCCGCTGAACGGGATTATTTCACCCTTAGAGAGCGAATCGTCACAGTGACTAAACAGATTAGTTATCTGCAGAACTATATCGTCACCCAGTGCATTATGTAGTATGTAGTATGTAGTATGTTGAGCGCTCTCACTAAAGGATGAAGAAATGAATATATTAGATGATTTTGAAAAACATGCTGAAATCCATGGGTATCTCAAGGTATTGAAAATGGGAGCGATGCACTTAGGTGCAGACTTCAAAATTTCAGAGGCATTCTCACATGATAATGTGCTACCTCAATTGCAAGCATTCTATAAAAAAAATTATATAGAGAAAGAAGCACTTGAAGCGATAAACTGGTGGTCGTCACTGTCGCCGGAGTTACGAAACAAATTCGACAGTTAGTATTTAAGTTTTTGATCTAACATACGTCACACTTGAAATGCCGCCTCCGGGCGGTTTTTTATTGCTATTACAAAGCCCATTCCATGTCGAGTGTCTTTGACAATGGCTTATACCCTACACGGGATAATTTAACTGATATCCCTTTTAACGGATAAAGGTATTCAAGCCTGACACATCATGCGCTGTATCGTCGCCGTATTCCCGTATTAACAGAGACCGTAGCCCGACGGGGAACTCCTTCTGCGAGAGTGTGCGGGAATAATCAAAAACGATGCACACCGGGTTTTTACCGCGTTTATGGTTCGCGGGTTTGTCCCTCATGCTCGCCAGTCCTGTGCGGGGGTGGAAGAAACAGGACACTTACACAGATTCTTGTGGGCACGATGCTATGCCTTTCTGGATTATCCCGATGCCATTCATGCAAGGCGTTGTATCAGACGTTCGTCAGAGCTGTCAGGCTGACGGGTCCTCCCGGTGGGGTGGCCTGCCACGGGGCGGGAGCGTCGCGGAAAAAGGCTAGTTTTTGCATTTTTATCGGCCACCATCATCTTTACATCTTATTGATTATTAATGATTATTTGTTTTTTGTATGTCGAATTGCGTGTTTTTTGTTCGACATCGAACGCGTTTTCTTAAAGTTGTTCGCACGATGCATGTTTAAAGCTCTCCGGAGGAAATATGGATCATGAGTTGAAAAACCTGGTGCTGAATATTAATCAACTGGCGGCTTTATCTGGTCTGCACCGCCAGACTGTCGTGGCAAGACTGAAAAACATTCGTCCCGCTGGTGGACATGACAAACTCAAGCTATACCGGTTGACCGATATTCTGACTGAATTTATGGGGTTACCACCGCCGGTTGCTGAGGGCGAAATGGATCCACATGAACGCAAAGCCTGGTATCAGTCTGAACGTGAGCGTCTTAAGTTCGAACAGGAAACGGCACAACTCATTCCGGCCAGTGATGTCAGACGGGAGTTTGCCATCTGGGCAAAAGCGGTCGTGCAGGTGCTGGAGACATTACCGGATATTCTGGAACGTGACTGCGGCCTGCAGCCTGCTGCTGTGAGCCGTGTTCAGTCCATTATTGATGATCTGCGCGATCAGATAGCCCTGCGGGTGACCGAAGCAGGTGCGGATGATGAGGAGGAATTACAGCAGGAGGAGTAATGCTGAATCAGGAAACCGCAAAGGCAGCACGAACCGATTCAGGTTATATCCTTCGCGCACCGAGACGAATGCGGGTTGCTGATGCCGTTGCTCAGTATATGCGGGTGCCCATGGGGGCAGGGAACTCAGTCCCGTGGGATCCGCTGGTGGCACCGTATGTTATTGAGCCTATGAACTGCCTGGCCTCGCGTGAATACGACGCAGTGATATTTGTTGGCCCGGCACGAACCGGCAAGACTATCGGCCTGATTGACGGCTGGGTGATTTACAACGTGATTTGCGATCCTGCTGATATGCTGATCATTCAGATGACGGAGGAAAAAGCCCGCGAACACTCCAAAAAACGACTCGCCAGAACGTTTCGCGTCAGCCCGGAAGTGGTCAGTCGCCTGAGTCCGAACAAAAATGACAACAACGTTTATGACAGAACATTCCTTGCTGGCAACTACCTGAAAATCGGCTGGCCGTCAGTCAATATCATGTCTTCATCAGATTATAAATGCGTGGCGCTGACGGATTATGACCGTTTTCCGGAAGATATTGATGGTGAGGGGGATGCCTTCTCTCTTGCCTCAAAACGTACCACCACATTTATGTCCAGTGGTATGACGCTGGTGGAGAGTTCCCCCGGCAGGGATGTGAAGGATGTGAAATGGCGACGGACTTCACCGCATGAGGCTCCACCAACCACGGGGATCCTGTCGCTCTATAACCGTGGCGATCGCCGTCGCTGGTACTGGCCCTGTCCACACTGTGGTGAGTATTTTCAGCCCTGCGGCGATGTGGTTGCTGGTTTCCGTGATATTGCCGATCCTGTGCTGGCAAGTGAGGCGGCTTATATTCAGTGTCCTTCCTGTTCAGGACGGATTTTGCCTGAACAAAAACGCGAGCTGAACGGACGTGGGGTCTGGTTACGGGATGGTGAATCCATCAATGCAGATGGCAGTCGTTATGGTGATCCCCGGCGTTCACGTATTGCGTCATTCTGGATGGAGGGGCCGGCAGCTGCTTATCAGACACTCTCGCAACTCGTTTACAAACTGCTTACTGCAGAACAGGAATACGAGACAACCGGAAGTGAAGAGACACTCAAGACGGTTATCAATACCGACTGGGGATTACCTTATCTTCCCCGCGCCAGCATGGAGCAACGAAAAAGTGAATTGCTTGAGCAGCGGGCAGAGCCAGTTCCTTCCCGCAGTGTGCCGGATGGCGTTAATTTCCTTGTGGCGACAGTGGATGTGCAGGCGGGACGTCATCGCCGTTTTGTGGTTCAGGTAACGGGCTATGGCAGCCGTGGCGAACGCTGGATTATTGATCGTTACAACATCACGCAGTCATTGCGCGGTGACAGCGACGGGGAGAGCCAGCGAATTGATCCGGCCAGCTATCCGGCAGGAAACACTGAATGAATGCACCCGTGCGGAGCAGTCGGCCAGCGTGGTGCTCTGGGAACCCATGCGACTGATGCTGCAGGCTCAGCACGTGCAGCCAGCACATCAGCCGGGCAGGCCGCGACGTCGGCTCAGTCAGCGTCTTCCAGCGCAGGAACGGCATCAACAAAGGCTACTGAAGCATCAAAAAGTGCTGCCGCTGCAGAGTCCTCAAAAAGCGCGGCGGCTACCAGTGCCGGTGCGGCGAAAACGTCAGAAACGAATGCTGCAGCGTCACAAAAATCTGCAGCCACTTCTGCATCCACCGCGACCACGAAAGCGTCAGAAGCTGCCACCTCAGCCCGGGATGCGGCGGCCTCAAAAGAGGCAGCGAAATCATCAGAAACGAGCGCAGCCTCGAGCGCCAGTAGTGCAGCCTCTTCGGCAACGGCGGCAGGAAATTCCGCGAAGGCCGCAAAAACGTCTGAGACGAATGCGGATAACAGCGCACAGGCGGCAGCGGCCTCACAAACTGCATCGGCAAACTCCGCGACAGCAGCCAAAAAATCAGAAACCAACGCGAAAAATAGCGAGGCAGCAGCAAAGAGCAGCGAAACTAATGCTAAATCCAGTGAAACAAACGCGGCGAAATCTGCAGCGGACGCACTTAATTATCGCAACCAGGCACAATCCGTTGTTGGTAACAATATTGGTCTTGGTGAAGTTGCTATGACCTGCACTGATATCTCTGTTGAGCCATCAGGTTATATTGGATTTATCAGGATTTACATCTCAGCGAAAGGTTATCCATCAGTAGCGTCTAGTGCCGGGGATAATCTTATTTCTGGTTATATAGTTAGATCAGAAGTGTCAACAAAAAGATATTCCGGTCTATTTGTTGGTTCAGATACAAAATCATTGTATTCGTACATTTACAGCCAAAGTTCTGGCCCGCAATGGATACGTCATACCCGCAGAGATGAATTAAGCCGCTTTGGTCAAAATGAATCAACAACTCGTATGTATGGTCCAACTGGTGATCGTTTCTTTGAAATCCATACTAACGGGAGTTGGGGGGTTTATGATTCTTCTTCTGGACAATGGTCTCCGTTAGGTTTAGCCCAGGGTGGTACTGGTGGAAGAACTATCGAGCAAGCACGTGCGAACTTGCGGGTAATGTATGAGCAAAAAGCTGGCCTTGCTAATACTGACCTAAACACCCTTACCGGTGAATATTCTGGTTTCTATCAACAACCAACGAGCGCTTACGCAACAGAAGAATTAAATTACCCAATCGGTCTGGCGGGCGCTTTAATAGTGCTCCAAACGAGAGCCAACACTGCTTCTTCCTGCGTTCAGGTGTACCACCCTTATAATAATCCGGGAATTACTTATAGACGAATATATGAAGGAGGTAGCGGTACCTGGTCTGAATGGAAGAGAGATGTATCAACAGAAAGGGTTGAAGAGGGAAAAGAAACAACTTACGTATATTCTACGTATTCTTCAGGCGCACCACGCTTACAGGTTTCCAAATCTGGTTTGTGGGGTTGTCATAATGGCACTGGCTGGTTGCCATTAGCTGTTGGGCAAGGAGGTACAGGTGCGACAACAGTAGAAGATGCGCGAAACAACTTAAGTCTTGGCGAAAGTAGCGCAGTTAAATTTAAAAACCTTACTTTAACCGAAGCGCTCGACACGACATTAGGACTGCTTACAAAAACAGGACGAGACTGGAACGCTCAGCATACTGATAACGTCGACAAATTTAGACCAATTGCAGGCAGTACAAACGGCCCGGCAGGCTCTATGGTTCTTGGCGGCATTCATGTTCAATTTAGTAAAAATTATGCTGTGCAGTTCGGAGGCCGCAATTCCGGTTTTTGGGGAAGAACAATTGAAAATGGAACGACGCAGGAATGGAAGAAATTACTAACAGTAGACGATCTCAATTCATCTACCGCTCTTGCTGTCAGGTCATTAACCACATCTAACCCGATAAAATCTGGCGGAGGGCGGATTGATGTCCTTGGAAGCACGTCAGACTATAGCAAAATGGATTGCTTTGTACGTGGGTTTGATAGCACCGGTAATTCTCTCGCGTGGGCGTTGGGTTCATCAGTCGGCGTAAGTAAGATGCTGTCGCTAAAAAATTTCTTTAGCGGAGCTGAGATACTGCTAAATGGTAATGACGGCGCGGTTCAACTCAAAACAGGTGCTGTTAACGGTGCTAAAGCGCAGGCGCTCACTATCAACAAGGATGAGGTTAACTCAACTGTTGATTTAACTCTTACAAAACAAACAGGGACTGGCAATCGTTTTGTTTTACAGAACTTAGGTAATACAGAACTACCATTTGCTGTCAAGGTGTGGGGTTCAGGTGATCGACAAAACGTTTTTGAGGTTGGAACGTCTGCCGCGTATCTGTTTTATGCTCAAAAAACATCGTCAGGTCAGCTGTTTGATGTAAACGGTGCTATTAACTGTACAACACTGAATCAGTTATCAGACCGCGAGCTGAAAGACAATATTCAGATTATCAGTGACGCAACCGAAGCTATCCGTAAAATGAACGGGTACACCTACACACTTAAGGAAAACGGACTGCCTTACGCTGGTGTTATTGCACAGGAAGCAATGGAGGCAATACCGGAAGCGGTAGGCTCATTCACTCATTACGGTAAAGAGTTGCAGGGACCAACGGTTGACGGCAATGAATTACGTGAAGAAACACGTTATCTGAATGTTGACTACGCCGCCGTGACGGGCTTACTTGTTCAGGTCGCCCGTGAAACAGATGATCGCGTTACCGCGCTGGAAGAAGAAAACGCAGAATTAAAACAAAGATTATCTGCAATTGAGGCGGCGCTTGCCTCTAAATAATATTAAGGGGCTGTGCGCCCCGTTTTATTGGGTAGGATGAAAATGGGTATAACACCTTTCCTTCATGCACTTTGTGCTGTGGCTGCGCAGATACTGGTGGGGCTTTTTACCGGAAACTGGGTTTACGGAGCGATAGCCAGTTGTACGTTCTTCATTGCGGGCGAACACACCCAAGCATAATATCGCTGGATTGAAATGTTCGGGCATGGCAAGCGGATTAACATGCCGTGGTGGGGCGGTTTTGATCCACGCGCATGGGATGTGGCAAGCCTGATGGATTTTGCTGTGCCGATGGTAGCGTGTCTTCTGATCTGGCTGTTGATCCGTTGAACATAAAAAGCCGCAGCAACTTGCCATGGCAGGATACTGCGGCTGGTTTGTGAGTTTAAATAGTGTGTTTATTGCGATATATTTTAATGACTTAATGGATTACATATCTATGATATTCCTGAAATATCCTCTTCAAGCTCTTTTACTGATTTCGCAATTTTAAATTTAAACTTCCTCTCTATTTCACTATTGCTAAGTTTTTTTTCCTTCTCTTTACCTATCCACATAGAAACAAGTTCTCGTTTCTGAGATATATGTAGATTGTCAAAGTTAGGTATGTATTTAAAAGTCTCCGCTCTACCTCTGCGGAGTTCATAGAAAGTTTTAATCAAAGATTTTGGTTTTATTTCTGATGAAAGGCCGAATCGGCGGATAAGATTATTGATAGTATGATTAACAGAGCGAAGTTGAGCTGTTGAGGTTATTTGTGAGAAGTACGATACCCATCCCAATCGTTTACCTTCAAACACACATCCCGTAATTCTGAGATTTAGTTTCCACTGACAATATGCAACAGCTCGTTCTTTATCACGCTTACTTTTAGCTTGTAGTAGAGCGTGCCTATATGCAGTAAAAATTTTTGCTAAGGATGACTCAAATCTAAGAATGCTCTCATGTTTTATCAATAATTCTCGATTTTCTATGTGGTATCCCAAAAAGTTAAAACTTTCATCCAAACTGCCTACTTTGGATTTTGAGTTCTCTTCATTTAATGGATGTGGGTTTAAATTTAATGATTGAAGCTTATCAATGATATGAGAAGCTATTTTTGTTGCTTGATATTTTGGTGTTAAAATAAGAATGTCATCAACGTATCGCATGTACCATATGTCATGCATTTTATTGATTTCATCATCGAAATTAGATAGTGATATTTCAGCTAAAATGTTTGATATCGCTAATCCCTGAGGTACTCCTCTGGTATTATTAGGGATACCTTTGCTTCCTGTGGTTCCACTTACAGTAGGCACGATTAATGATGATGTTATTAACTGTCTAATTTCTTTTTTTCTAATTTTATTTTTTATTGCATTAATTATCAATTTATGTTCAATTGAAGGATAGAAACTTTTAAGATCTATTTTTGCATATTCAGCATATAGACTGTTGTTTAATGCTTCTTTCAATGAGTCAATTACTGTATGTGGTAGTTTTAATCTGGACTTAGGATATATTTCCGTAAGGCATTCACAGAGAGCTCTAAGAGTAATTCTGTCCCTAGCAGTTGGTATGGAAATCTGTCTGGGTGTAGAGTTAGCGCCTTTAGATATTAATTTTTCTTTATATGCTGTAAATTTGTAATTGCCAGAATTAACCTTTTCAAAAATGAAAGTGATCTCATTTTTTATTGTCAAATCAAGTTTTGATGGGCGAATCCGATCTATGCCAATCGCTCCTGATTCTTTGATTTTTTCAGAGTATACTTTTAGAAGATTTTTTTTCGAGAATGACTTTTTAAAAATTCTGCTTGCAGTCATAGTCAATCCAAAGATATATTAATGGGAGTATATAAAGTGCGGCAGTAATAAATATTCGAAGTAATATCCATAAAATAACAATTATTTTTTCTTTTTGTGTGGGGATCCTCGTCTTAAGTCCAACTTGAGTTACCCTTGAAATTTTATCATCTATGTCACGGTGATTCTCAACCTCATTGAGCAAATTAAAATATTTTTCTTTCTGTTCAAGAGATAACTGTTGACTGGTGGTAATGTCAAAATAGAGTCGCTGTAGTGCAATATAATTCCTTCTCATGGCTATTGCTCGACCACGAAAATCTAGGTTAGATACGATCAGAGAAATACCCAGTAGAGCCACTGAAAGTATCGCCGCAACGACATCTGTATTATCTCCTAGAACCTTTGGAAATCGCAACGTTACAATTGAAAGTACCGCACTCAATATAGCATACCAAACGAGGATAAATTGAGAGTGTTTTTCAAGCCATTCTAGTCGATGGTGCGCTTGGATACGTGCTTTATATGTAAACCAAATATTGTCATGCATAAAAGATCCTTTTTAAAAGCGGAAGGGGCAGGATATATTGGAACCGTTGAACATCCTGCCCGGCAGGATCAGTGAGCATAAGCTCAACAGTAAAATATTACTGTTCATTATCAGAGCCGCCCTTGCATGCGCAAGAGGAAAAACCTGCCCCATCCCTTTGAATTATTACAATTTAATGATCTTAAAGTCAATACAAGTGAATGGTGTCCAGAGATGATGAACTTAATGAACAAACCACTCGTCAGCAGACTCCCAGGTATCTTTCAGAGTCTCCTGAACAAAAGTTTTAGCTGAATCTTTATCAGCGGTGCGCGTAACAGAAAGGCCATCGTTGCTGGTGGCTTTTACGATCACTTCTACATCGTCATAACGTTTACTGATGCGTCGGGTTAATTCTTCCTTTAACGCATCCACAGCACCGGTTGGCATTTTAGTCATTTTTTCTTTGGCTATGCAGATTTCAATACGCATAAAAGTCCCCTACACTGTATTTGTATACAGTATTATTTTTAACTGTATGGATAAACAGTGTCAAGAGGTCTTATTTCTGCTCCTTTGGAGTTCTTCAAAACGATTATGTAAAGATTTCGGATACAGTTCGGTATATACCTGCCATAGCACGTTTAATGAACGATGCCCTGTAACCTGAGCGACTTCCTCAATACTAAAACCAGCCTCAAATAAGCGACTTGCCCCTTCTCTACGCAAATCATGGTATCTCAGATCTTTAATACCTAATTTGCTTCTTACCCTCTGAAATCCTGCGGTAACAGAAGTGCTGTTATATGGAAAAATGAATTCTGATTTTTTGGGTTGTCGCTGGACGATATCCCAGGCTTCCCCAAGCAAGGCAACTTTCATATGGTTGCCTTCCTTTTTACGTGGATCTTTCCTGTCTCTTACTAGTATAGATTTTTGTTCCTGGTCGAGATCTTCCCATCGTAACCGGCATACTTCTCCGATTCGCATACAGGACCACACAGAAAATTTGAGGATATCAACGAACGGAATTTTTGAGCATTTATGAGTAGATCGTTGTTGAAGGCCTTCAATGAGCATGTTCAGTTCATCAGATGCTGGTCTACGATTACGACGGTTTGATTTACCAATCAAACCGAGTTTAAGTAGATATGGACGAGCGCTTTTCGCCGGGTTTGATGTGTAATTGATTCCGTATACAGGTTTTGCCGCATCCAGAACACTGCCAAGATAACTAACATCGTGGCTGACTGTTGCTGGGCCTGCACCAGCGTTGTTTCTTAGCCTGCAATGTTCAATTACGTCATTTTCTGTCAGTTCAGATAGTTTGATCGCGGAGATGTCACTATCCATAAGCAGTTCCAGCACATATCTTTTAGTACGGCCTGCTTTACCTCCGGCATTTGGGTCATTTAAATATTTGTGTAGTAAGTCACGGACTGTAAGTCCGTCAACAGCATTTGATGATGGAATGCCATATAGATCTAATTCCATCACTTTCTGTGCGCCCCATGTTTTGGCATGAGCATGTTTAGGGAATGTTTTGCTTTCCCTGTAAGTGATAACACCTTTTTCTTTGATAATCACATTACAGCGATAGCGTGGTGTGCCATCGGATTTTAGTCGTTTCTCTATGTTATAGTACGCCATTACACGACCTCGTTATTTCGGGTTCCCATAAAGCGTGGGAACCTGTGCGGGAACCTAACGCGAGAAAAATAGCCTGAAATGTTCAAAAATGCACGATAATCCTGAAACACAGAAAACTAATCAAACCAGCGTGATGCCTGAAAAAACTGGCGCTTACTGGAGTTCTCGGTTTAGCATTGCTCCTATGCTCGACTGGACGGACAGACATTGCCGCTATTTCTTGCGTCTGCTTTCCCGCAATACGTTGCTGTATACCGAAATGGTGACCACAGGGGCGATTATTCACGGTAAAGGTGATTACCTGGCGTACAGTGAAGAAGAACATCCGGTAGCGTTGCAACTCGGCGGTAGCGATCCGGCGGCGCTGGCACAGTGTGCGAAGCTGGCAGAAGCGCGTGGATATGATGAGATCAACCTGAATGTCGGCTGCCCGTCTGACCGGGTGCAGAACGGCATGTTTGGTGCGTGTCTGATGGGTAATGCGCAGCTGGTTGCCGACTGCGTGAAAGCGATGCGCGATGTGGTGTCGATTCCAGTGACGGTGAAAACGCGTATTGGCATCGATGACCAGGACAGCTATGAATTTCTCTGCGATTTCATCAACACCGTTTCCGGCAAAGGCGAGTGTGAGATGTTTATCATCCACGCACGTAAAGCCTGGCTTTCGGGGTTAAGCCCGAAAGAAAACCGTGAAATCCCGCCGCTCGATTATCCGCGTGTGTATCAACTGAAGCGTGACTTTCCGCATCTGACAATGTCGATTAACGGTGGTATCAAGTCGCTGGAAGAGGCCAAAGCACACCTGCAACATATGGATGGCGTGATGGTCGGGCGCGAGGCGTATCAGAATCCGGGTATTCTGGCGGCGGTAGACCGGGAGATCTTTGGTTCCTCGGATACCGATGCCGATCCAGTGGCGGTAGTGCGCGCCATGTATCCGTACATTGAGCGTGAACTCAGCCAGGGGACGTATCTCGGCCATATTACCCGGCATATGTTGGGCTTGTTCCAGGGTATTCCTGGCGCGCGGCAGTGGCGGCGTTATTTAAGTGAAAATGCCCATAAAGCGGGTGCAGACATTAATGTGCTGGAACACGCGCTCAAACTGGTGGCGGATAAGCGTTAACTTTTCACCAAAAAGTAGTCAAATTCACCACGCCCTGCGCACCGTCGCGGGGCATTTTGCTGTTAAATCAATAGATTATTTTTGGCATGATTCTTGTAATGCCAGCAAGAGATTTCATATTTGGGAGAGCATCATGCTGGAACTACTTTTTGTGTTTGGCTTTTTTGTCATGCTGATGGTCACCGGCGTTTCGTTGCTGGGCATTATCGCCGCGCTGGTTGTGGCGACGGCCATTATGTTCCTCGGCGGTATGCTGGCATTGATGATTAAGTTGCTGCCGTGGTTACTACTGGCGATTGCGGTGGTGTGGGTTATTAAGGCGATTAAAGCACCAAAAGTGCCGAAATATCAGCGTTATGACCGCTGGCGTTACTAAGGGATTGTGCGGATGATCACAACCTAAGGTTTTATCCTTAGAACAAAATAGGAATTGATAATCAAATCTGTCACTATTGCGCCTCTAACAGATTCATCGTGCTGTACCCTACATACAGCCGAACTATAAAAAGAAAGGGCTTCCCAGGTGGAAGCCCTATTTCTT